TTGCTGTTGTCAACAATCATAAATACACATTAGACAAGAGGATTCAATAATGGTTGACAATAGTGGCGATTCTAACGGAAAAGTTAAATTAATATCCGCTAGTAACACAAACAGAAAGGTTACATTTCGCGCAACACCACAAGTAACAGAAAATAGGAATGTTAATTATAACGCCCTTGAGCCACTCCACGCCCCCGGTCAAATTCAAGTATATAAGAATACGTCATCGCGAACGTTCAGTATATCAGATTTAAAATTAATATCACGCACCACAAAAGAAGCCGATGCAAATCTCAAAACATTGTGGATTCTTCGTGCATGGTGCATGCCCCGATTTGGCAATAGTTCCACCCTCAGCACCGCCCAAGCATTTTCACGAGAAGCGAGAGCAGAAGGATTTCCTTTGGCAGAATATACAGGCGAAGAAACAAACCGCGCATCTTATGAGCGTGCGTTTTTTGGTACCGAACTATTAGGTGCACCGCCCGAAGTATTGCTTCTCTCTGCATATTCACAAAACATTGGTTCGGATTCCGTAGACGCCAAAGCGGGCACAGAAGTCTGGCAAATAAAGCAACATCTTAATAGAATACCAGTCGTTATACAACAATTAACAATACCATACCCCAACGACGTTGACTATATCAACACATCAAGCGGCGTGCCAATGCCCATAATAATGAACTTGGATTTGTCGCTAATTGAAACCCATTCGCCCAATGCGTATGAAGCATTTAGCTTAGACGATTTTCGTCGCGGAACATTAAAAGGATTTTAATTATGGCATTCAAAATAGACGACAACAACACAAAATCGACAAACAATAGAAATTCGCGGTATGTTCAGGGCGGCAAAGCAGATATATATAGTAATAGAATAGGTTGGTGGGAAATTCGCAAATTTCAGCACATGGACGATGACATCCGTATCATCATAAGAAAGGACGAAGAAAAACGCCCCGACCTTATATCACACAGGGTATATGGCAAGGCGGTATACGCTTGGTTAGTATTACAATATAATAACATAGTAGATGTGGAGACAGAATTAACGACTGGCGCTGAAATATTCCTTCCTGCACAACAAAGACTCATATTAGATATCATCACCAAATCAACTGGTGGTAAAAACGTATAAAGGTTCACAATGTCAAAACCACAAAATATATTAGGTAAGTTTGATACATATGCATACCATCACATCCTCATGGTGTGCAATAGCACTACCACGGCGGAAGCGCTGGCACAAACCGAGGAAATTACCTCCTTCCAACACCCGCGCGATTTTGCGCGTTATACACCACGCAGTATTGGTGAAATTGAAGGTGGGCAGTATGTTACGTTAATTGATGGAACAACCGACGCCCGTTTTTACATAACTGACGTGCGGTGGTCAAATGTTATCGCTGCCGAACCAGAAGTAGGGAAAGGTGATATTCCACAATCAACGACGATGTCCACCGACGGCGAAATGCAAATTATTGAACCATTGGGTGCATCATTCTTGAATAGATTGACAGAAATTTGTGATGCGTTGGATACAGACCCTATTGGATTGGTTTTTTTATTAAAAACTATCTTCGTGGGTAGGAATTCACAAGGCGTAACCGAAATGATATCCACTGTAAGACCTATGATGTTTATAGCATTTGATATTACCGCAGTGTTTGATAATTCTGGTGCAAAGTATAAGTTGGAGTTTGTTGGCTTAACTAACGGCGCAGGTAAGTTACCACAACCACAAAAAATATTTGAAGGATTGTCAATGCAATTGCAATCAAATTTGAGTAATACCATTTCAGAATTGGAAGAATCCGTCAATAAAAAATATGCAACATTTAAAGAAAAAGCCGCTGCTGATTTTGCAGCAACATTAGAAGGGTTAGCCCCTACGGAACAGTCAATAACTGCTGCAAATTTCCTCAAGGATAATTTTCGCGACGTAAAATACAAAATATACCTAGATGAGGCTTATCTTGGTGATAAGTATATTGCTGGAGATAACCAAAATATTCGACTATCGGAAAAGAATACGGGCGCTACGGTAAATTTTGGACCAGACGTAACAGTTGAAAACATTCTTAATAAAATAATGATGTCTTGTAATGGAGTTGTTAAAGACGGCACGGATGGTATTGTTGTTGATACAACAGAAAGTGTAACAAACACCGCCACCAAAACCACACAGGCTGGTAAGGTTAAGAAGAAATATATATACAAAATAATATCCACGCTAAAATCCTCACCCAAGGAGTATATTGTAGAATACCATATTAAAAGATTCCAAATGGCAGACACCCCATATTCACAACAGGAAAAGGATGGAAAGATAACTCCATTACCCGGACAATCAATTGAATTTGATTATATATTTACAGGAAAGAATGTTGATATTAAGAACTTTGATATTAAAATGGAAATGGGAATGGCTTTTTTCCAAATTGCTGCAACTACAAATAACGTACCAGAGCAAAAAGAAGCAGTGGTTGGTTCTGAACATAAATCAGTAAATGTTGGTGGCTCAAGTTATGTGGCAAGTACAGGTAAGAAGCGCCGTGGCAAATCACCATTGTTTTTGGGCACCACATTAAAAAATACCACAATGAGAAATACAAAGCGCCCGATTGACTCTGCCAGTTTCAGTGCATTATTAGATAGGCACGCCTCCTTAGAAAATGTAAGCGCGAGTATGGTAATATACGGCAACCCACAACTACTTGATGAACTTTCTATATTACCAAGTGAGATTGTAGCAGGACAAACCGAAAATTCAGAAGCTAATGCGACAATAAATCCTAAGTGGATGTCGGCACCAACCTTAATAAAGGTAAATATAAGGATGCCCGTCGATACGAATGATGTAAACACGGAATATGAATCGTTTTGGTACAGCGGCTATTACAATTTAATGACTGTCGATAATATATTTTCGGAAGGTGAATTTACCCAAGAATTGGGAATGTTTAGTATTCCAATATCTGACCAGACACAAGAAGTAACAGACGAAGCACCAGAACAAATTGATGATATACTTAAGGCAGGAGTCCCACAGGTTGTATTTACGCCAACATTGGGTAAAGATGAGACAGTTATACCACAAAATCCAGATTTTGGTATATTCACCGTTGAAACACAAAACCTTGGACTTTATCCTGAATACGCTGGCGAAGAAGAGACTTGGTACGTGAAGGATAAGCGTAGGATGAATGATAGCATCCCAATAACAAGAAAAATAGTATCAAAGGAATAATAGGAACTGATTAATGCTCAAATACGGACCGTTAAAAAAAGTCAAACAATTGCGAGATAATACAGGCGAATTTGCGCTTGTGACAATTGGTACAGTTGTAGATACTAATGACCCTCAACAAATGGGTCGTATAAGAGTCGCTTGTCCACTTCTTGGTGACCTCGAGGATGACGCAACAAAAAATATCCCATGGGCTACGTATGTATCACCACTTGCAGGCACTACAATCTCATCGACTCGTGGCAGAGGAACAGATAAAACAGCAGGCCACATAGCATATGGTATGTTTAATATTCCAAAGTATGGTAGTAGTGTATTGGTGACCTGTATCGACGGTGACCCTCGTTTCCGCGTTTGGCTTGGTTGTTTGCACGACCAGTTCCTAACACATACGCTACCTCATGGTAGATATAGTTATAAAACCGAAAATCAGCCCGATGGTCCTTTTTCTTCGTCGGAAGATTTAATACAGCCATTATATAACAGCCAAACAGCAGCATTTTCGGGCAATTCAGCAGTTAAGCCGAGGATGTCATTTGAATTCAGAACGCGTGCGGCTGATGTTGCGGTAGCTGGTTTGGGTGATGATTTCGTAAATAACACAGAATCGCAAGTCTCACACCTATCGGATGATGTGAATGTAGAATACGAAGACAACCCAGCTGGCGGCAAGTACACCAACACACAAGGATATAAGCAAAGTCGTGTAGATGCCTCATCTGTTGGGAACCTCGACCCACAAACCTATTCATGGACGACACCCGGATTCCATAGCATATCCATGATGGATAATGCCGAAAACTGCCGCGTTCGATTTAGAACGACCCATGGTCATCAAATCATCATGGACGATACTAATGAAAGAATATATATTAGCACCGCAGGTGGCAACACTTGGATAGAAATGGATGAAGTTGGAAACATAGATATATACGGGGAACGTAGCATATCAGTACATGCAAAAAAAGACATAAACTATACTGCCGATGAAAATTTTAACATCAATGCAAAGAATGTAAACATTGCCGCCGAAGAGGGGGTAAAGATAGCAGCTAAGGGTACTGGTGGAATAAACATTAAAGCGACTGAAGATGTATTCATTTCTGGTACCGAAGTCAATTTAACATCAGACATCGATATTTTATTGACTGCTAACGCCGCCATAAATCTTCTTGCCACCAACAACATATTAAACACAGGCGCGGAAATACACCTCAATGGACCACCAGCTACAGCTGCCAATCCAGCCGTTGAAGCACAAGGCGTATCCCGTAAGCCAGACCACGAACCATGGGCACGCACAATGCTAATAGATGGCGAACCAGAGTTCCCATATGATAGTCCTGATGTTGGTCGTAAAGAAAACGGCGTCCCCTTAGTCAGAAACCGTAATTGGCACCGCTAAAATCCAATACTGCATATAAGATAAATATAAGATAATATTGGGATTTATGAAATGGCACGTCAAAATTTATATAAAGGCTACTCATCATTTGAATTTGAAAAAAGCAAATCATTAACGCTGCGCGATGTAGAATTGGTGAAACTTGACTTGTTAAATCATATATTTACACAGAAAGGTACAAGGATTATGATGCCTACTTTTGGTACAATAATCCCCGAACTGACGTTTGAACCGCTCGATAGTGACTTGCTCGATGAATTACATTCGGAAGTAAAGTCTGTCTTTGATTATGACCCACGGGTTCAAATCTTAAGCTTGGTGGTTGTCCCCGATTACGATACAAATACCGTTATAGTAGAAGCAAGACTACTTTACATTGAATTAGATACCGTGGATGATTTTAATTTAAACATCCAATTTGAGGATTAAAATGGCAAACCAGATAGCAAGAGCAGAAGCATGGGAAGTAGCACACGAAGCGTTTACGCAAGTCAACTTCAATTCGTTTGACTACAACACAATCAAGGAAAGCCTTCTTGATTATGTCAAGTTGTACTTTCCAGAAGACTTCAACGATTACATAGAATCTAGTGAATTTATAGCAATACTTGAAATATTTGCTTATGTTGGTGAGTTGTTGGCATATCGTTTAGATTTAAATGCTCACGAAAACTTCATAACCACCGCACAGCGCAAAGAATCAATTCTACGTCTTGCCAAATTAATATCATACAAAGCATCAAGAAATATACCCGCGCGCGGTCTGGTTAAGATATCATCTATCCAAACAACAGAACAAGTCATTGATTCACAAGGCAGAAACCTGTCTGGACGTAAGATTGTATGGAATGACTTAAACAACGCCGACTGGAAAGAACAATTTTTGTTAGTAATGAACCGTGTTTTATCCCAAGATTTTGGTAGCGTTGGTCCAAATGAGCGCGTACAAATTGAAGACG